TCTGTACGGATACGGATATAGCCCCAACCCATGCGAACGGCATAGTCAACAGCATTGTCGTAGGCGTTATCTGCGTTGGAATTGGCCTCAATGTGGCGAATGATGCCCTGGAGGACTTGGGCAACCTTGGAGTCGGCCTGGGAGTTCATCCCATGAACCTTGGGACGGGGGCGCTGTTGCCTGATCTGGTTGACCACCTGGCGGCAGTAACCGTCAAGTTTGTTGATGGTCAGAACGGGGCGGGATTCTAGGTTTCGGCTGTTTTGCAGTTCAACGGGCCATTGGTCGCCGTTAACGAACTTCAAATCCTCTAATCCCTCTTGCCGATTCATGGTGTCTGAATCGTTGGCAAGTTTAAGGAATTGCTTTGCTTCCTCGATTAGAGGGTTGTAGTCGCTAACTTCTTTTTCAGCCATATCAGCCCATCCATCCGTAAGAAAGCGGCGCGTTTTGCAATGGTCTGACCCGCCTTGGTTGTTTGGGTTCGTTCACCATAAGCCCAATCATTCTGAATGCGTCTGCGCCGTGTGAGTAATGGTCATGCAACGGATTACGGCTGAATTGGCCCGTTTCTGGGTCAACTTCGTACCGATAATGCCTGAGACATTGTAGACCATCATGGCAATTTTCCCTATCAAACCAGCAATTTCGGAACATTGTCCTAGCAGCGTTGATTGAGTCAGCCACCGGAACCCTGTCCAGAATCCTTGTTTTGTAGCCTGCCGCCCTAACGATTTCCTCAATGCTCCTGCCGTTTGCTGCTAGCGTTTTATTCTGGGCATCGTGCGGTAACCACAAAGTATCGTAAACATAACCGAAAGTCTGCATCTGGGCAAGATACTCAGACATGGTTTTCTGGTTGCCTTCAATGTACCGAATTAGCCTGGTTTCCATCCCAATAAACTGCAGAAACCAGATTGCCGTGGCGTCTGCCCATCCCAAGTCAAATATCGCATGGACAGGCTTCGTGGCTTCATAGCCGACCTTTGTGATTCGGCCTTCGAGGTCAGCCATCTGCATCTCACGGGCAAAGATAGCCCCGTCCACAGTCTGGCGGCACAAACCTTCCCAAACCACGTTGTAAGCGGCTGGATCGCGGTTCTTGAGGCTGTCTTTCTCCAAACGCAGGGTTTCAGGAAACCAGGGGTTGTCGTTCCAATTGATCTTGACCGAAACGCAGTTTTCAGGCGGGTTAAGTACAAACCGCTGGTAAGTTTCGTCTGTCTCTAGTTCTGGGTTGAAGCTGACCCAGATTTCAGAGCCTTCCTTACGGATGGTCGGGATTAGTACGTTCCAGGAGTTGCGGCTAACTGTCTGGGCTTCCTCAACCCAACAGATGTCCACGCCCTCATAGGACTTGACGTTGGCTACGTTGTTCTTCAGGCCAACAAAGGAGAATTCCGTCCCGTTCTTGCCCCGGATACTGTTCTGGGTGATTTCATAAAAGTCTAGCAAGCCAATATCAACGATCTGGTCGCACAGCAACTTATGAACAGAATCCTTGATTGAGGTCTGAAACTCACGGGCGCACAGGATTCGGAGGGGATTCTTGACGCCAAGGATTAGCAACGCCCTGGCAAATCCCCATGATTTAGCGCCGCCCCTACCGCCCCAAGCGCATTTGTACCGGCTTTTGCGGAACAGGAACTCCAGTTTTACTGGAAACCGGACGTCTGCAAAGCTACTCATTGGGCTTTACGAATGAGACTTGAATGCCTTGCAACGGCTCTCCATCAGCACCTGTAAGCTCATTCTTGACCGTTTCAGACCAACGCATTTGGCTTTTTGTCCACCAGATCAGGCTTGTAGTGTCACCCGCCACAGCCTTTTGATACAGCGTCTTGGCAATCTGGCTGTTGGCTTTGGCTTTGCCCGTGTCCAACTCTGCCCGGTAATACTTCCGCAGAGTCTTGTCATCAATGCCCACCAGAATGGCAATCTGCTCGTGCGGCAAGCCTAATCCGCTGGTGCTTTCGACCAGTTTACGGAATTCATCCGTTGGGACGTGAGGTTCTTGAGGTATTACGGGCATTTTATAAAGGGGAACTCGCTAATATTTAAGCAGTTTCGGTTAATTCCGTCAACAAAACAGCCTTTTTGCCGGTGAAGTCTTCCCACCGTTTTACGATTACATCGCAATACTTTGGGTCTAGTTCCATCAACCGAGCAACACGCCCGTTCTTTTCAGCCGCAATTAGCGTTGTCCCGCTTCCACCAAAGCTATCCAGCACAATATCGCCGCCTTTGGTGTTATTAAGCATTTGGTATTCAAATAGCGCAACAGGCTTCATTGTGGGATGTTCGCCATTCCTAGACGGTTTGTCGAATTCCAGGATGGTTGTTTGCTTGCGGTCTGTGGCCCATAGATGCCCCGCACCTTCCTTCCAACCATACAGACAGGGTTCGTGCTTCCAATGGTAATCTTGCCGCCCCATAACCATAGTGGACTTCTTCCATATTAAGCATTGGCGTACTTTCCAGCCTGCATCTTGCGCCGCCCCTCGAAAGTTATAACCTTCAGAATCAGCGTGCCAAATATAAAAGACCGCCCCCGGCTTCATAACCAAGTCAGCAGTAACGTAAGCATCCCGCAAGAATTGACGGAATTGATCATCGCCCATGCTATCGTTTTGGATTTTGAGGGCGTCTTTTGTCTTGCCTTCATAAGCCACGTTATAAGGCGGGTCGGTCAACCACATATCCACAAGTTGCCCATCGCATAGCTTTTCCATGTCATTGGTGCTACACGAATCACCGCACATAAGCCGGTGGTTGCCCAATTGGTATATATCGCCAGGCTTTGTCTTGGCCTTTGCGGGAACATCTGGGGCAGCATCTTCGTCCGTCAGCCCCTCAGTTAGTTCCACAGGCTTCAGCGCATCTATTTCCTCAAGGCTAAAGCCGGTCAACTCCAGGTCAAAGCCTAATTCCTCGAGTTCCTGAAATTCTATGTTTAGCAGTTCATTGTCCCACCCCGCATTCAGCGCCAGCTTGTTGTCGGCAATGATGTAAGCCTTTACCTGGGCGGGGGTAAGATTTTTTACTTCAATGCAAGGAACCTTACTCATCCCAAGTTTTCGAGCAGCCATTAGCCGCCCATGACCTGCAATGATGCTGTTGTCGGTAATTAGGATCGGGTTTGTCCAGCCAAATTCCTTGATGCTTGCCGCAATCTGTGCCACTTGCTCATCGCTGTGGGTGCGGCTGTTGTTAGTATAAGGTATTAGTTCTGCGACATTCTTTTCCGTAATATTCATTTCTTTTTGGCAGTTTTTGCTGATTCTTTGAATGCTTTAGCAGTTGGCGCACCCTCTGAACCTGGCTTTCGCATCTTTTCCACAGGCTTTCCCTCTGCTTTTTGCCGTTCTATGCGCTCTTGCTTTCGGTGAATGTTGGCATAAAGTCCATTTTTCATCAGCAATTCCAGTTCTTGAGAGAGGCTTTGGCACGCTCTGCCGGGCCTTTGGCGTTCTTGACTACCCCTTCCATTCGGGCGCAGAAAGAGGCTTTACGCCCCTCGTCCTTCTTGGTCTTGGGGTTGGGAGCCGGTGGCTTCAGGTTGGCGTTGTTCTTGGCGTTGTATTCAGCACGACCTTTTGCCGTCATTCCTGCACCCTTTTCCGTTGGGTTGTAGGTCTTGTCCTTACCCGTGGTTTTGTGAGGAATGGGCTTGTCGTGTTCAGCTTTCTTGGACATTTTGTTTTTCCAGTTCAGACAGGAACCATTGGCATTGTTGCAATGCACCATTGATCTGCTCTAGCTGCACCTGGTGCTGACGCAAAGTTTGCTCTATTTCACGCCCTTTGGCAATCAGGTCTTGAATACGGGTTTCGATCAGTTCTTTAGTCATTTTCTACTACCGCACAAATGTCGGCTTCCTGGATGATTTGATAATCCTGCCCATTGATGCGCTGGACAGGCCAATTGAGATAATCGCCGTTTCCATACTTGATGAAATCGCCGACCTTGGTTTGATCCACTAACGGCCCAACCGCAACCACAGTACCCTCGTTGAAAGGTTCCGTGTTGTTCACATGGATAATTGTGGATAACTCTCTGACTGTGGGTTTTACCACAACGCGATCACGCAGAGGTTTCAACATTTTTCCTCCGGGTGTACTTGCGTTTCTTAGTCTCTGTCATTGCATCAACAACAGGCAATATGACCGCGCTACCAGCAGATACCGTGACCGTGGTGTTTGGCAGCGGTTTGGGTGACAGTTCCCCGCACCAGTCATTTCGGTGCTTGTGGACAAATTGTGGATGGGCTCGGCACTGACCCATCACCTCGTGATCGACAAAGTGTCGGCAATCGCTACAATGATTCACAGATTCAACTCCTCAACAGTTGAGTTTAGAGGACGTTAGGGAGGGCATTCCCTAGCGTTCCTCGTTTTAGCGGTATTCGCTACGGGTGTGGGTGTAGCAAATGCCAGGGGTGCGACCAGTATTGAACTGCTTGTCAGCGCCCGTTGCATCTTCCATACCCATAGCCACGCCGCCAACCATCTTGCCCTTGCGCTCACCAGACATATCGCTGGAGGTTGCGCCCTTGGGAGGGGTTGCGCCGGTGGTGCTCTTAACACCTTTCATGCTGTCCATTTTGCCCATTTTGATTCCTTGCAAGGTTGTGGGAAATTCAATTTTCGACAAATCTAGGGACTTGTCAAGCACACATTGTAGCCCCCCACTCCCGTTCTTGACGACCTGATTTGTTCTTTACGGTGCGCCCGGTTAACTCCACCAATCCCAAAGTCTGAAGCTCTTTCATGCGTCTGGCGACCTGGTTTCCGTCCAAATAGGTCACCTCGGCAATCTGATCCTTGCCCATTGGCCCGTAGGCAACCAGAGCCTGGACAATGATTTCCCCATGCTGGATGGACAGATTACCGGCCTTGTCAGCAGCCTCGGCGCTTGTGTTGGGGTCGGCGTTGCGAACCCTGGGGAAGATATTGGTTTTCTTCAGAATGTCAAAAATGCTCATGCTTGTCCCCTTGCTCGGATTGCTATTGCACAGCTTGCACCATTTGAGTCATACCCCCACGCAGTCGCATCTTTTTCACACACCTTCGCACACGCCTCACGCTCTGCGGCGGCGACAAGGTCTGCAAAACGTTCAAGTTCTTCAGGTACACAATCCAATCTATTGTCTCTGTACTCATAAAACCCAGCCTCCAGCGCCATGCGGATGATGTCATCTTTAGTCATATTTGCTCCTTATAAGCTCAAGTTGGTGGGCGGGTCGCATAAAGCAGCGTAGGCTTGAACAACACTTTAGAAAAGTGACCACGGCGCTAACCCGTTTTCCCGCCCGTTAATCAAAAATCTTCGTTGTAATCGTTGGGGGGAAATCCACCCTTGGGGTACATATTGCCTTCATCCTTGGGGCGGTGGGCAAATGCCTTGAAATACCCTTCCCAATTGGCTGACTGCGGGATGCTGTCAATCTTGATGGTCAGGCTTTTTATGTCCAAAGGCTGGTCAGATTCAATCCAAACCGTCCCATGAGGGCTCCAGTACGTCTTTTCCTGCCCGTTTTGGGTTGTGTACTTGCGTGCGGCGAATTTGATGTCGAATTGGTGTTTCATGCGATTAGTTTGTTAAGTTGCTCCACCTTGGCGGTGACTTCTGCCAAGAACTTTGTTATTTCCTGTTCCATCTCCTTTATAAAACCATCATCCCGTTGCACCCTTTTAACAAAGAGTTGAGCCTTAGTCGGCATCCTTGGGTCAAAAGAGACAAAATCACACCACTGACGCCCGGTACACGCCATTTGGAATTGCATCTGCGTAATGTATTTCCCGGGCACTGTCTGCGTCAACAAGGTGTCTATATGAGTCGCCGTGTTGGGGCATTTGATCTCCACCAACCCGTCTTCACCCACTAGCCCATCCGGGGACGCACCCGCCATCTCAATCGTTGGGTGATCGACCAGGCCGGTTTCGTCTACCAGGACGTTCTGTTGGACTTCATAAGCAGCCCTTGCAAACGGTTCCTGATCCGTTCCCCATTGCATTGCAGCGTTGGTAAACGATTCAGCCTGGGTGTTGGTCATGCGCTCCACAACCAACTGAGCCATGTAGTTTTCACGGCTGGCGCTGTAACCCGTTTTGGTCTTGGCGATTACGTCAGCAACACGGCTGGCGGTTACCTTGCCTAGACGGGCTTTAAACCATTCTTCTGATCTTTGATCCATTAAATTGCCTCCTTAATTATTGTTTCAAAATCTTGTGCCTTTATTGCGTAATTTTCAGGCAATTGATGTTTTGCTTTTGTGTGCTGGCTCACCGCAACTGAATCATCTTTCAGGGCATAACAAACCGTGTTGTGGAATTGTCCTAATTCATACACGGATTCATATATACCCAAAGCATTTTCTGTTGACCATTGCCAATCATCAAGTAGCCCACAAACCTCGTCCATTTCTTTTTGGACACGCTTTCCAATAATGGTGTTTTTCTTTGGTTTGATTAGCCAATAACCTTCATAGCTTGTTGGTAAAGTAAACCCAGATCGAACAGTTTTTTCTTTGTAGATCAAACCCAAACCTTGACGTTCAATCCTGACCACGGCATCTGCTTTTTCTTTTTCAAGAAGTTCGCGTTTTGCTTTTAATGCCGCATCTTTTGCCCTCTTAAATTTAGTCACCGCAAATCCAGCAAAGTCACTTGGTAAAAGGTAGTGTTTTCTCATTAAGACAACTCCTTTTTGCGCTTGTCTTTTGCTGCCATTACCTTTGCTTGCCATACCGCATCCCCGTCACAGGACGCATAGGCGGCGTTGTAAGTAGTCTTGAGTGTTGCCATATCAATGCACGCCTCGATTGCCGCCAGGTGATCTGCCATCATGCCGGGGTCAACTTTTGTCGTGGGCTTGGCTTCTAGGCGGCGTGATGCGGCATTTCCATCGTCATCCTCTGGAGCAATACCACAGGCAGCTTGTAGGCTATATCTACGGGCATAGGTCAGGGCACTTCCAAATCCCTGTGCGTCATGCTTGACCGCAGGAACGTGCAAGATGCCGCCTTCCATAACCTCGCCAGATTCGTGAACAAAAATTGTCTCAACCATCACCCCATCTTTGCATTCGTAGGTTTTCTGGATCAAGGCAATACCGTTGTCGTTAAGCGCGTCAATGACAGCCTCAACACAAGCCGATAGATCAGCATAACGTGACCGGAAATGCGGGTTAGATGAGGTTTTAAGCGCAGGGCCAAATGCGCGTTGTGCTTTCACAAAGGCGGAGGCAATTTTGGGTTGAATAGGTGTTTCCATGATGTCTCCTCAGTCGTTGATTTCGCGCTGAAGGTCTTTCAGGGCTTCAACCGTGTTGTTGTAGATAAAGCAGAGTTCCATGATCTTTGTCTCAAGGCATCCCACCTGGTACTCGTTACGCATAGGGTCATCAATTGCGAAATGGGCATCACGGTAAGAACGAATGCTCTCAATGATTTGTTGTGCGTTCATGTTCAACCTCCAAAAACGATCATGGCAACTAGGAAACCTGCAGCGAATGCGTAGACATACCGCAAGACCTTTTCAGGTTGTTCGGCTCTATGACCAACCGTGTAGGTGGCATCTGCAAGGTTGCGGGGGGTTTTGTAGTTCTTCATGTGTTTGCTCCAGTTAATGCTCAAAAGAAGGGGCCGTAGCCCCAGGAATTAGTGTGCAAGCAATTCCAATTCGCGTTGCGCTTTTTCGATCGCTTCTTTTTTGGGAATGTCAAAAAATGCAGCATCAGCAGTCGAGGTGACTATTTCAACCTGCCAATCAGGATGCTTTGCTTTGGCGCGTGCCATTGCGAGTTGCGCGAAAACGGGGCTCATGCTGACAACGCCACCGCGAGTCGCCACGTTGCCGTTAATGTCAAGACCGCCGCCCATGCCGGTTTTACCAGCCAGCTTGTCGGCAAAGTAAATGGTGACGCGATTTGTGTTGCTGGTGTTCATGTTAAGTGCTCCAAAAAATACCGTATGCGTTGCGCTCCGGGATGACTGAACTATAACCTAGCTTATGCTTGTGTCAAATGTTTTTTTGTAGGGACTTACCCTAACACGACAAAGTGTTGTTTTTGTATAATCTGGCTTATGTCAAAGGAACATTTTATTCGTCTTGCAGGCTCACAGCGTAAGCTAGCTGATTTGCTTGGCATTAGCCAGGCGGCAGTTGCCCAATGGAAAACAGTTCCCAAAGCACGAATTTGGCAATTGCAACTGTTACGTCCAGAATGGTTTAAGTAGGGACTTTCCCTAATGTGTTGGTTTTTCACAAAGGAGTTTGAAACATGAAAAAAGCAATCATTGCCGCCTGGTTTGCCCTCTCAGCCACTATGGTTTGGGCGTCTTGTACTACCCACACGATCATGTCCGGTGGTCGTATGGTTACCTGCACTACCTGTTGTTTTGGAAATAATTGCAACACGACCTGTTTCTGAGTTATAGTGTTTTGAAACCCGGCTAGGTGGGGGGTAGCTACCCCGCCGAAAAGCGTCTAGACCCCGCCTGCCGATGGTTTCCCAAAGGGTCTTGTTTGGGTCTTGTATGCACTACTACAACTTTCACATTGGTGACTATGCAAGTCACACACGGCATTTGACCGTAATAGAAGATTGCGCTTATCGCAGACTTCTGGATTACTACTATCTTCACGAAACTCCCATTCGACAGCGTGATATTGCACGCCAGATCAACATGAGGGAGCACGAACAAGATGTGTTGACGGTGTTGAATGAGTTTTTTGTATCTACCGAGAACGGGTTTATAAACCCCCGCGCAGACGCAGAAATTGACAGTTTTCACGCCAAAATTGAACAAGCCTCACGCGCCGGTAAAGCGTCTGCTGAACGGAGGCTTAACGCCCGTTCAACGGACGTTCAACCAACCAATAACCATAAACCAATAACCAATAACCATATACACACACCTGACGGTGTGGATAACTTGGTTTGGCAAGACTTCCTGCAAATCCGCAAAAAACGCCGAGCACCCATCACAGACCGGGTTGTCGAGGGTTTGGCAAAAGAAGCCAAGACTGCTGGCGTATCCCTGAATGACGCCCTCAAGGAATGCGTGCTACGTGGCTGGCAATCCTTCAAAGCCGATTGGGTTGCGCCAAAACCATCCCTAGCAGACATTGCCAGAACCACCGTCCCCGGAACCAAAGAACGCGACCCGGCCCTTGTCAAACTGGATGAGGACAGGAAAAGAGCCGCGCCACCACCTTTAGAAGTTCTGGCAAAGATGGCAGCATTGAGGGGAATGAAATGACCAACACAGAAGCGCACCAAATTCTTGACGGAATTAAAAATGGTATCCCGACCCCGAAATACAAAATCACGCTCGCCTTACTCGTCACCGGCGACCTTGGAATTTCTACGCGACACGGAAGCGCGGGAATGGATCAGGAGATACCGGGAGAAAGCCAAAGAGGTTGGCCCCAACGAAGCCAGGATGTGGTGGGACAGAATCATCAGTCACATTACCAGGCTGCGCGGTGAAGATGCCGCTTTTGATTTACGCCAACGAATGAACAGGTTTAACAAATGACTTTTATGCTTCACTTCCACGTTGAGGGCACACCAGTTCCCAAAAAGCGCCCCAGATTTCGCCAATTCAACGGCATCGTCCAGTCCTACACCGACAAGGGAACCCGGACGTATGAGGATCATGTGCGCTTGACCTCACAAAACGCCATGGGATCGAACGAGCCTCTAGAAACCCCTGTAGGCGTTTATTTGTACATCAGGCTAGGTATCCCTAAGTCGCACTCTAAAAAACGCACAGAGGACTGTTTAACGGGCTTGGAGAAGCCAATTAAGAAGCCTGACATCGACAACCTTGCCAAATCCCTGTTGGATGGCATGAATGGGATTGTTTTTAAGGACGATTCTCAGATCGTTTCGTTGCACTGCACAAAGGTGTATTCGAGTGAGCCTGGCGTTGACATCATGGTAAAGGAGGAACTGGAATGAGTGAGAAGATTGATCTAAACCCGTATGAGACTGAAGTACGGAATAGAACCATTGAGGAAATTGCCCGAGCAATTGAGCAATTTAAGGCTTTTGGGCCAAACACATTGGCTAGTTTTGCTGTATTTATAAGGAGCATGAAACGTGAGTGATTGGCCTTTTCCACCTTTTCCGTTACCTCCGTATAAAGAACCTCGGGGGCCGAAATATCCGTCTGACGCAGAGGATGCGCCTTTGTGAATGACGCCACCGAATCATTGCTGATTATGTTGGGATTAATTGGCTTGGTTGGGTTTGTTTTCTTTTTAATAGTGCTTGTAATGGTGAAAAAATGAATGATGAAACAGAAGAATTGAAAGCATTGGTTTGGTGGGAAAAGAAACGCCTTTATCGTTTAATTGGCGCTCCTGATTGCCGTGATCCAGACCATCCGGGTTGCGAGAGATGTAATGAGGAGGACAACGAATGAGCCCCGAAAAAGCCGCCGAATCCATCCGAGAGAAAGCGCCACGGTTTGGTCAGGCAAAGGGGCGTAGGACGTACTTGGAGGAGTACAGAAGGGTTCAGAAAGCCATTCTGATGAAAGATGCGCTTACCAAGGGAATCGAGGCAGCAAACGCCCAGGAGCGTGAGGCACTAGCCGACCCTGAATATAAAGCCTTATTGACGGAACTTCAGGATGCCATTGAGGTTGAGGAAACGCTTAAATGGGAACTGGAAAGCCACCGGCTAGACATTGAGATTTGGCGAACCCGTCAAGCAAGCGCAAGGCTACAGATCAAGAGTCACGAATGATCCACTATCACGGACTACCAATTAACCCATCAACAGCGGCGCACAAAGCCCTTGATGCGGGACACGCTTTTGTGTCTTTTGCTCACTCCTACCAGTTGTCCATTGCAATTGAAGTTTGCCAATCCTTTGCGATAGATAACGGGGCGTTTTCTGCTTGGAAAAGCGGCAACCCGGTAACGGATTGGACTGAGTTTTACGATTGGGCGCTAAACGTCAAGAAAGTACCGTCATGCGACTTTGCCGTTATTCCAGATGTAATTGATGGAACGGAGGCAGACAATGATGCGTTGCTGAAAGACTGCCCGTTTCCCAATTGGTTTGGAGCTCCTGTCTGGCACTTGCATGAAAGCCTAGAGCGCCTTGAGCAACTGGCAAACACCTACGCAAGAGTCTGCATTGGCAGTTCTGGCGACTTTGCAACCGTTGGCACATCAGATTGGTGGTCAAGAATGGGGCAAGCCATGAGGGTCATTTGTGACGACATGGGCAGACCAGTATGCAAATTGCATGGATTGCGAATGCTAGACCCGGCTATCTTTTCCAAATTCCCCTTTTCCTCTGCCGATTCCACCAATATCGGGCGCAATGTCGGCATCGACAACAAATGGAAAGTGGGTAATTACCAACCTCCAACCAAAGAAATGAGGGCGCAGGTCATGCGTTCTCGGATTGAAGCATTTAACGCCCCGGCAACCTGGGGATTTCCGCAAGTTGAACAAGGACTTTTACTGTGATCTATCCCGCAATTTACATCGCCAGCTTAGTCGCCGCTAATCTTCTGGTTGCCTTTATTGGGCCTTGGTTTAGCGTCATCAATTCTTTTGTCCTGATCGGCCTAGACCTGACCTTGAGAGACAAATTGCACGACAAATGGAACGGAAACCCACTAAAGATTGGTGGGTTAATTGTTGCCGCAGGATTGATTAGTTATCTGCTCAACCCCGCAACAGGCCAGATAGCGATTGCTAGCGTGGTTGCCTTCTGCCTGTCTATGGCGGCAGATTCATTTGTCTATCAGAAACTAAAAGACCAACCCTGGGAGAAGCGCACCACAGCATCCAATCTGGTCGGGGCGGGGGTTGATTCAATCACCTTTCCAACCATAGCATTTGGTGGGCTGATGCCTGAAATCGTTGCTATGCAGTTTGTCTCAAAAGTGGTCGGTGGCTTTGTTTGGACAAAACTAATTAAATGAAGTTCCCAAAAACCCAATACGTTAGGAGCAAGAAACTCCTTAAACTGGTTGCAGGTCTGGACTGTCAATGGTGCGGGTCAGGCCAGCAAGTACAGGCGGCTCACAGCAATTGGGGCGGCGGGAAGGGACGGGGAATAAAGGCAAGCGACAACGAAATTGCTGCGCTTTGCTTCTGGTGTCACTACCAGATAGACCAGGGTAAGGAGTTGTCCAAAGAGGAGCGAAAAAACAGGTGGGAACAGGCCCACCTGAAAACTCTCCAGAGTTTGGCAACTGCCGGGTTGTGGCCCGAGGAGATTCCGTTTACGGATCAGTATTTACGCATATTGGGCAAAGGGGCGTCTTTCTGTGAGCCTCCCTGCGGGTGAGCGCGATCCATAGGCATTTTCTCGTGTGCCTTGAGTTCTTTTTCCAAAGCGGCAATCTTGCGTGCTTCTTTCACATACTCTTTTTCAATCAGATATTCTTTGGGCTCGTCATTACGGGCCTTGGCGCGTGCAATAGTCATTTTGGTTGCCATGATTACTCCTTGTAAATACGGGTTCCGGTTTTGTCAATGATAAGGGCTTGTCGGCGCGGCGTGTCGGTAATTGTGTTGGGAATAGAAATATGTGTCCAACGGTCAAATTCCCGAATGATTTGGTCGTAGCCAATTCCAGAGGCAATCACAGCCTTGACCACCTCGTCTGGCGTCATGCCGGGAACCCGAATGTCAGCAGCACAGCCGATACGATGCTGAGAAGTATCTTTAGAACCCACAGCATCATTGACTTGTTTACAGCGGAATGCTGAATTGACCATGATGGGTTTTCCATCAAGTACGGTTTTGACCTGCTCAAGAAACTCTGCCAGCCGTTTAAGGTTATTTTTCTCTGCGTCATTAGGGGTATTGTCAAACTCACGGTGATCCGTGTGCGTCAGTTCTTCTAGAGTAAAGTGAGTAGAAAGGTTCACTTTTTGCCTTTCATATCAATGATTTTCTCAA